ACCGTTGGCCGACCGGTGCCAGACCCCCCCCTTTGGCGTACCCCACCACGTTTGGCGTACTGTCTTTGGTGCGCGGGCCCTTTTGACGTGGTGTGTTCTCTACCGTTGGATAAAGCTTATCGCGCGATAACAATTTGAATTATGAATTATTTGTACCGCTCCTGCTTTATATTTTATGTGGCAGTACGTGAACCATTTGATAAACGTTATCGCGCTATGTTATTTGAATTTTGAATTGGTTGCACGGATATCTATAATTGGGACCATGTGTGTAACGATAATGTTTGACTGGCAGATTTATCGATGTCTGCGACGTGGCCCAATTAAAATTCCTGTGGCGAGTCTAGTTATGTTATATTTGAATTGTCCTTTCTATATAATGGACCGTCTTTTGACATTATTTTCATATATTATATTCCATATATTAGGAGGAATATAATATGTATTCGTTTAAGTCTCGACGTGGGTTTTGTTATTCCCAAAGACGATCTTATCCACGTAATTCAGTGTTTAAACGTACAAGCGCTGTTAAACGTGTTGATGTTAAACGTCGAGCTAATCAGGTAAATAAGGTTAATGACGAGTGCAAAATGTCGTCGCAACGTCTACATGAGAACCAATACGGCCCTGAATTTGTTATGGCGCATAATTCAGCTATTTCTACTTTCATTAATTTTCCCCATTTGGGTAAGAATGAACCTAATCGTAGCAGATCATATATTAAGTTGAGACGTCTCCGTTTCAAGGGTACCGTGAAGATTGAGCGTGTTCCTGCTGATATGAATATGGACGGTGTACTTTCGAAGGTTGAAGGTGCTTTCTCCCTTGTTGTTGTGGTTGATCGTAAACCACATTTGAGTTCATCAGGATGTTTGCATACATTTGATGAATTATTTGGTGCAAGAATTCACAGCCATGGAAATTTAGCTATTACCCCCTCTTTGAAGGATCGTTTCTACATTCGTCATGTGTTTAAGCGCGTTTTGTCCGTGGAGAAGGATACTCTGATGGTAGACGTGGAAGGATCTACTTGGTTATCATCTCGGCGTTTTAATTGTTGGTCCACGTTTAAGGATTTGGATCATGATTCATGTAACGGTGTTTATGACAACATTAGTAAAAACGCCATATTAGTTTATTATTGCTGGATGTCAGATGTTGTGTCTAAGGCATCCACATTTGTATCTTTTGACCTTGATTATGTTGGTTGAATAAGAATAAAATGACGATAGACTTATAATTCGGAACGTAAATCATTTTATTTCAATGACTTCGGTGGTGCTGGATTACAATTACTATTAATACATTCTTGGACTGTTGTCCTAACCAGCTCGTTTAATTGGGCCATACTCATAGTTATGTTGGACTGGGCTCTCTGTATCCCTACTTGTGATGCGGAATCACCTGGGTCTAATACGCTGCCTCCTAATCGATTAAGGTCTCGATATGGGTGTATTGCGTTTTCCACTTCTGAGTCCGCATCTGTATGTGTTCGTCCAATTGTGCTTCTTGAAGCCCATGAGTCGCCTGGCTTTAATTCAATTGGGCCTGGTAGCCCAAATCTGGACATTGATGTGGACCTGATGATTTTTCTTTCCCACCGTCCATAGTCCACATGTTGAAAATCCACATCCTTATGTGAGAATTGTTTGGATAGGATTTTGACGGTGGGTGCTCGGAATGGGGTGTCTACAGAGTGTTTCGCCGTGGACAATTTGAGTTTGCCTTTGAATTTGGCAAAATGCGTCCTTTGATGCACATTTGTATCTGACACTCTGTAGTATAGTTTCCATGGAATTGGGTCCTTCAGGGAGAAGAATGGCGAGGAGAAGTAATGCAGATCTATGTTGCATCTAATGGGAAATGTCCATGACGCTTGTAACGATTCGTTGTCCGTCATTCGTTTGTCATGGATTTCCACTATGACCGAACCTGTTGCGTTAATCGGAACTTGTTGCCTATATTCTATGACGCAATGGTCGATTTTCATACAACTACGGTTGTGTCTTGCGGATAATTGCGACGCCGTTGAAGGAAATTGAAGGATTATCTCAGTTAGGTCATGAGATAATTGATACTCATCCCTATGGGACTCTATGTAATTGAACGCATTCGGAGGATTTGCTAACTGGGAATCCATATATGAATAATTGGCTGCGCAGCTGAACTATTTGAACAAGAAGTAGGCGTTAAGAACAATATGTGTTTGTGTTTGACAAAGAACAGAAATTATGAAGACCGATGTGTTTATTATGAGTTGTTGTATCTGGGTTGAACCCTGATATGAGCAGATAGATGATGATAATACTGGGTTTATGAAAGTGATGAGTGTTTGCAGAAGTGTGTCTAAGAATCGCAGTGCTTTGTTCAACCCAGTTTGTGTTAGTTAAATAGAACTGAGCGTGGGATGAGCGAGAGCGTTTTGAGTGGCATTCTTGTAATAAGAGGGGTGTACACCGATTGGGGCTCTCTCAAACTGGCTGATTGTATCGGTGTATTGGTATCCAATATATAGCTTCTTTCTTGGTATCACTTTTGACACGTGGAGGGAGGCCAACGTATATAATATT